AGTTTGGGCAGCTCCTGTTGTTTTTGGTTTATACCCAAACATATACGCTAACTCATAAACATTATTAGTTTGTTGAGCGTATTGAGTAAAAGTTTCTTGAAACTGGTTATCTAAGTAGAAACTTAAAACATCCCCAACATATGCTGTTTGTTCCATAAACATCATTCCAGGAGAGGAAGGAGAAAAATCTGTATATGAATTAGGGAAGTATGTTTGGGCATATTCTATTAATCGTGTTCTAAATTGGGTAAAATCACGGTTAATATATTTTATATCTCTTTTAGTTGTAGCCATTTAATTAAAATTCAAATGTTAAGTTATCAGTAATATTGGTACTTTTTATAGAATATAGTAATTTTACTATTAATGAATTTTCATCATCATTTCTTAAAACTTCTAATGATTCTATATTAATATAAGGAAAATATCTTTCCATTTTTAATTCAACATTACTTTTTAATCCTATAATGTTATCTTCAGCTATTTGAGTAAATATAAAACTTTTTAATCCTCCTCCATATGTAGGATTTAAAGGTCTTTCCCCAGGATTAGTTAGGAAAAAATTAATTAAATTATTCTTAATAGCCTCTGGGGTAGTGTAATTAGGGGTAAAAACAGAAGGACCACTGAAAGGGATATTAACTCCAACAGCTACATTGGGGTTTAAATCTACGGGGGCTATCTGTTGGGGGTTAAATGGCATTATTTAGTATTTAACAGATTCATAATTTGATCCATCCCTAATTCACCTGTCCCTAAATTACCATTTACAGGATCAGCTACTTGAGGTCTAAAAGGAACAGCATCTTGAGATGTAAAACTCATAGCGGTTTCACCTAAAACCTCAGCATATTTTGATCTAAAATCAATTGGTGGTGGTGCATATGTAGGTTGAGAAGGTTGAATAGGGTTAGTTGTTGGAGCATATGATTCTTTAACTATTTGTTTTGGTGAACGAACAGCTTCCAATAAAATATCTTTCAATTCTTCTTGAATTGCTTCCTTTACGGCTTGTTTAATTAATTTTTTAAAATCTGTACTTTTCATATGATTATAAATATTTGATTATTCTGCTTTTAAATTATTTTGTTGAATGTAAAATACAAGTTCATCTATTAATATCTGGTCAATTGAGCTAAAAGACCATTCCCCTTGGAGCATAACTAACCCTTGTTTATTTCTAGCTATAGCTCTTCTACGTTTTAAAGGTTTAGTAGTATTTTCAGTTTCAACCCCTACCTCAAACCCATTGATATTTGTAACTACAGGAGATAATTGATTTGATTGTTGGGTGGTTAAAGCAATTAATTCCGCTGAAATTTGGGTTTGGTTTACTTCTCCTTCTGAGCAGAATTGGGTAATTTTATCTAGGAAATTTAAAAAGGAAAGAACTTGGGATAATATTTCAACTAATAGTCCTAATATAGTTGCTAAAGCACTACTACCTTGTTTAATTTTACCTATATTATTATTTAAAAATGTTTTAACATCTTGTACAGTATTAATAACAGAAATAGGAATACCAACACCTCCAATAGCTGTCGGGGTAGGTAAAACTTTTAAAACTTGGTATACTGTATCTATTGTTTGGATTACGCCATCCGCTATTTGAATAGTTTGGGTTACTGAGGTTATTTTATTTAAAACATTATTTAATTGGTGTACTAATTTATTTTTTGTAGAGATTATCTTTGCTAAAGCTTCTAATGAGGGGCAAGATATTTGCTGTTTGATATTTTCAGTTAGTTCCCCCCCATTAGCCTCTACTTCAGCAATTAATTCTTGAATTTTAGTTAAACCATATTGAGCTACCAAACCTAATATTAAAGGAATAACTAATTTTTTTAACTCACTTATGCTTAAATTGAGTTGTTTTTGTTGAAAAAATTCAAATGTTATCTCTGTGGTAGCATATTGTTCTACTTGGGCATCTTTAAACGTTAAAAGTTCTGTTATTTCTTTTACTAAGTTTGATTCTAAAGGTTGAAGGGTAATAATACCTAAATCCTTTTTAACATCATTAGTAGATGTATAAGGAGTGATTTTAGTAGAAGCATATTTACCTTTTTTACCTAATACATTTATTTCAAATTTTTTAGGATTTAATGGTGTGTTTAATATGTCAGGTACTTTTAATTCAAATTCTCCTTGAGCATTTGTTTTAGTAGGTTTTTTTAACGGGCTTAATATCCTTACCCCTTTAATAGGTTCATTAGTTGTAATATCTACTATAATACCTTTTACAGGGATTAATTTTAATTTTTTAGGTATTTCAGGCGGTTTAGGAAGTTCAAAACTTCCTGAAGTTGGGATTTGGGGGATAGAAATATCTGGGAGGCTTATTCCTAAAAGATTAAGTATAGCTGAAAAATCGATATCTAATGGGTTGATATTTTCATCTGTTACTCCCAATTCATCCAATGATGGGTAATATTCTTTAGTGAGGGTACTATAGAAACCTAAAGTTTGGGCTTTAAATTTTAATTCAGCTTGTATTCCTTTTTTTGGGTTTCCAGCATAGCCAACACCATCAACAAAAGCTGAGTAGTCAGCTTCATATATTTGAAGGTCTATTAAAGTACCTTTATAATAAATTTCGGCTTCCCATCCGTTATTGGTTTTTTTAATATCAAATCTATATGGACCCATTATTGGACTTTTGTTGTTAATGATTTAAGACTATTATCATTTAATTGAGTATTTATCTCATTTAATACTATCAAAACATTACCAGCAACAGCATTATACCCTGTTTGTAAATTCCCTCCAGGCCAATTTTTTTCTACTTCTAATATGGTAGCTAAATCTTTTATAGCTTTAGTTAATTGTTTTAATAATTCAATTGTTGTATCTCCTTTTAAAACGGGTTCAGTAGCATTTTTTGAACCTAATTTTATATCATTTGAACTAACATAAAATAAATTTGAATCTATATTTGCACTTCCTTGAGTAGATATACCAACTGATTTTTGTGCACTTAATAGGATGCTATCTGTTTTAGCATTAACAACAACTCTATTTGAGTTAATTGCTATCTGAGGTTGGGTAAACAAGCTAGGTGCAATTGGGGGTGTAATATATGAAGTATATAATTCACTAGCTACCTTAAAATCTTTTAAACGTTGAAATGAAGTTAAATAGATTGATGATAAATCATTTCTAATATTTTCTGTTATAGGAATCCATCCTTTATCATCTACTCTAGAGGGTTGTCCATTCCTAATAATAGTAATAGGATCTCCATTTTTTCCGGTTGATGACCAATTATTGTTTATAGCTAAAGGGGCTGTATTGCTTGGTTGTTTTGCTGTGCTGCCGAAACGGATGCTTTGTCCATGTCTGCCTTCTAATAAAACATCCCCCATAAAAGGCATTAAGGAATGAATATCTGCTTTTTCTACAAATGTGTTTTGGGATGGGTTTCTTTTACTATTTAAATCACTATCAGGTAAATATTCATCATCTTCATCTGCTCTTCTTACATAGCCCCCATCAGATACAGCTTGATAATCTAAATTTTGAGAAAGAGATAGATCATTAATAACAGGTGATTGGTTAGGAAAAGCATCATGGTGTGGATGATTCCATATATTTACAGGATTTAAGTAAAAATAAGAAGTACTAGATTGTAATTGGTTACCTGGGGAGAATGGGATTCGGATTAAAAGTACATACTCGTTAATTAATGGGTATGTTTTTAATTGGGGGTCATATGGTAGAGCAAATGCCCCTCCTATAAGATCAGTTGATGTTCCTGTTTGATTAACTAATTCATAAAATATAGCTCCTATACCATTATATCGCCCTACACGATTAAAAAATTCATGGTTTTCATTTAGTACTATATCTAGCACTCTAGCAACTACTATGTAACTGGATAAGGTATTAAGGGAGTTATTAATGTTATTGTTAATAGAACTCTGGTCAGGGTTTACATAGCTAGTTTTCCCTGTATTATTTATCCTATTAATAGCCATTAATCCTTAGGATTGAATTTTTTAACTTCTTGTAGTTCTCTATATTTATAAAAAAATACTTATATGAGTAATTTAGAATCAAATATATTTGGTAAGAAAAAATTCTCTGATCTTCTTAAAGAAATTTACGACAATCAAAA